ACCATGGATTGCAACCATTCCAAATGTATCCATTTCAAGAGAAACTTGTTAATCGTTTCCATGAGCACAGATTTAATATCTGTAAGATGCCTCGTCAGACAGGAAAATCAACTACTGTAGTTTCTTTCCTTCTTCATTTTGCAGTATTCAATGATAATGTAAATATTGGTATCCTGGCAAACAAAGCAGCAACTGCTAGAGAACTATTAGACAGATTGCAGACAGCATATGAAAATCTACCAAAGTGGATGCAACAGGGTATTATCTCTTGGAACAAGGGTTCTCTTGAACTTGAGAACGGAAGTAAAATCTTGGCTGCTTCTACTTCTGCTTCTGCAGTTCGTGGTATGTCATTCAATATCTTATTTTTGGACGAATTTGCGTTCGTTCCAAATCACATCGCAGATTCATTCTTTGCGTCAGTATATCCAACAATTACTTCGGGTAAAAATACAAAGGTAATTATTGTTTCTACACCACATGGTATGAACCACTTCTACCGCATGTGGCACGATGCGGAGAAAGGTAAAAATGAATATATTTACACAGATGTTCATTGGAGTGAGGTTCCTGGAAGAGATGAGAAGTGGAAAGAGCAAACTATTGCAAACACCTCTGAAGCTCAATTCAAAGTTGAGTTTGAATGTGAATTTTTAGGTTCTGTTGATACTCTCATTGCACCAAGTAAACTCAGATCACTCGTATATGACCACCCTAAGACCCGTAGTGCGGGTCTTGATGTTTATATGGACCCAATTGAAGAACATGACTACTTGATTACTGTAGACGTTGCTAGGGGCGTTGGGAATGACTATTCAGCTTTCACTATAGTCGATATAACTCAATTTCCACATACTGTTGTTGCAAAATATAGAAATAATGAAATTAAACCAATGCTTTTTCCAAGCATAATACATGAAGCAGCTACTGCATACAATAATGCATATATTCTCTGTGAAGTAAATGATGTTGGCGATCAAGTAGCAAGTATTTTGCAATATGATTTGGAATATAATAATCTTTTAATGTGTTCTATGAGAGGTAGAGCGGGTCAAATTGTTGGTCAAGGATTTAGTGGAAAGAAAACTCAACTTGGCGTGAAAATGTCAAAGACAGTGAAGAAAGTTGGGTGCTTAAATCTTAAGACGATGATTGAAGAGAATAAGTTGCTTTTAAATGATTATGAAATAATTTCAGAGTTAACAACATTTATTCAAAAACACAATTCATTTGAGGCTGAGGAAGGGTGTAACGATGACCTTGCAATGTGTTTGGTAATTTATGCATGGTTGGTTGCACAAGATTATTTTAAGGAATTAACAGACCAGGACGTTAGAAAACGTCTTTATGAGGAACAAAAAAATCAGATTGAGCAAGACATGGCACCTTTTGGATTTATTTCTGATGGTTTGGATAATAGTAGTTTTGTTGATGTTGATGGAGATAGATGGTTTGTTGATGAATATGGTGACCGTGCTTATATGTGGGAATATATGTAATGGACTTAGACAAGCAGTTAAAGTTGGGACATCTACTACTTGTCGATAGACAATGTAGGATATGTGGAGAAATGAAAAATCTTGTGGATGGTTTTTATAGGACTAGAAAAGATAGAGGTCCAGTAGCGTCTTCATACTCATATGAATGTAAGGAATGTACAATAAAAAGAATAGTTGTAAATAAGATGAAAACTAGAGTTTTTGATAAGTGGGAATATCCTGACTGGTAATTTAGTTCACGTCCGATTTCCCCCGTGTAAATTACCTTTTTAATAAATATTTTTTAGATAAACTGAGATTTACGGAGAAAAACATGGCGACTCCTCAATTATCTCCAGGCGTACTCGTCAGAGAAGTTGACTTAACTGTAGGAAGAGCTGATAATGTTTTAGATAACATTGGTGCAATCGCAGGTCCTTTCCCAATTGGTCCCGTCGATTTCCCAACTGACATTGCAACCGAGCAAGAGTTAATTAACGTATTTGGAAAACCACAGACCACTGATAGTCAGTATGAGTACTGGATGAGTGCATCATCCTATCTCTCATATGGTGGTGTTCTTAAGGTTGTTAGAACAAGTGGTTCAACACTTAATAACGCAAATGCTGGCGTAGGAATCGCATCAACTTCTTCACTGAAGATTGACAATTACGACGATTATACTTCAAACCACGCTGATGCAAATAACTTCACGTTTGCAGCAAAGAATCCAGGTTCATGGGCAAACAATCTAAAGGTTTGTGTTATTGATAATCTGGCAGACCAAACAATTGGAATTGCTTCAACCAATCCAGGAAATCTGGGTGCTGTAATTGGTTACGGTGTTACCGCAGCACTATCCAATGTGGTTCTTCCCGGTGCGGGTTCCACTTCAACCTTTGATGGTTACTTAAAGGCAATCATTACTGGTGTTACTACTGATGCTACAAACGGAAATAGCACTATTGATGTAAAGATTACATCAAGAGTTTCTTCAGGTGGCACAGAAACTAAGATTGATTATGCAGAAGGAACAGCATTTGCAGCATTTGCAAATTCTGCTGCACTATCATTTGTAAACAATTCAGGAATTACAACAGGAACAGCAACCGCTGCTTCAATTGCTGATTGGTACGAATCTCAAACTTTAGGACTCACCAACTCAACAATCTTCTGGAAGTCTATTGCACCAAAACCAGGAACCAATAGATACTCACTTGAAAGAAACGGCAAAAATGACGAAATTCACGTTGTTGTCGTTGATGACCTAGGAACAATCACAGGCAATCAAGGAACAATTCTTGAGAAGCACATTGCACTTTCTAAGGCACTTGATTCTGTTTCTGCGGTCAATTCTCCACAGAAAATCTGGTACGAACAGTATCTTGCAGATTTCTCTTCACAGATTTATGCAGGTTCTAATCCTTCCAGTGCAACTGATGCATATTGGGGTACTACTCCAAGAGCAACTGGATTCACTGCTTATACTGGTGTTGCTTCTGCTTCCTTCACACCAATCTCAACTGCAGATGGTCTTTGGGGTCTAGAGGCACAAGACGTAACTTACAGTGCAATTGGAAATAAAACATACACCTTACTTGGTGGCGTTGACTATTCTGCCGCAGGCGGCATGAAGGCAACTCTTGGAGACCTGATTACTTCATATGATAAGTTCTCAAATAAAGATGAAATTCAGGTTGATTATCTAATCATGGGTCCTGGAATGGATTCTGTGTTTGATTCTCAGGCAAAGGCAGGTTATCTAATCTCAATTGCTGAGCAAAGAAAAGATTGTGTTGCTACGGTTGGACCTCATAGAGCAGATTTGATTGGAGTAACAAACTCAACCACACAAACAACAAATCTGGTTAAGTACTTTAGTTCACTATCATCTTCATCATATGCAATCTTTGATAGTGGATACAAGTATACCTATGACAGATTTAACAATAAGTTTGTTTATATTCCATGTAACGCTGACGTTGCTGGTTTAATGTGCCGCACAAATATTGTTGCTTATCCTTGGTTCTCACCTGCTGGACAGCAGAGAGGAATCTTGAATAATGCTATCAAACTAGCATACAATCCAAATAAAGCACAAAGAGACCAACTCTATCCACAGAGAGTAAACGCAATCGTAACTCAACCTGGAATTGGAACTCTCTTATTTGGAGATAAAACCGCTCTTGGATATGCATCAGCATTTGATAGAATTAACGTTCGTCGCCTCTTCCTCACCATTGAGCAAGCTCTTCAGAGAGCAGCACAAGCTCAACTCTTTGAACTGAACGATGAACTGACAAGAGCAAACTTCAGAAACATTGTTGAACCATATCTGCGTGATGTTCAGGCAAAGAGAGGTCTTTATGGATTCCTAGTTGTCTGCGACAGTTCAAATAACACTCCAGATGTTATTGATAATAATGAGTTTAGAGCGGACATTTACCTGAAGCCCGCCAAGTCCATCAACTATGTAACTCTTACCTTCGTTGCTACCCGCACTGGTATTAGTTTTGAAGAAGTTGCAGGTACTGTTTGATAATTAAAAGAAACTCAAAACGGAGGACCTAAAAAATGGCAGAGTCAACAATTTCAAAAATCAAATCTACTCTTATTGGTGGTGGTTCAAGACCTAATCTATTTGAGGTGGTTATTCCAGGAACTATTCC